TCTATAGAATCTATCTTCTCTGTTTGCAGCTCTTCTTTTTGTTTAAACTTCATTTGATCTAAAGCAATTTTTTCTTTGCCTTCATTTACTTTGCGTTGAACATCGGCTGCTTGTATATCTAATTCTTTTTCACGAAGCTCTACTAATTGATCCGCACCCTGTGCCTCAAGCATATCTTGCTCTTCCGCTACCATATTATTAGTTAGCTCAGCGATGCGTTCAGCGATGCGAGATTCAATTTGCGCTTGCGCTTGCTGCATTTGTTGCTGCATCATAGGGTTTTGCGCAGCCCCTGGATCTTGCTGCATTTGCATTTGCATTTGCTGTAACTGCGGTCCTGCCTGTTGCATAATTTCTTCACGTGCCATTAATGCAACGTGTTCTGAAATATGTCCTTGCAATAAAGCCAGGACCTGTAAGTTTGATTTAACCAATGAACTCGACATAAAAGCACGGTGTGCGTCAATGTGCGCTTGATGATTTTGTCCTTCAAAAGCGCGAAGAGTTTTTAAACCCAATGCCATAGCATTCTCGATTCCCGGATCAACGGGTTGGGGTTGAGGAGGAGGAGGTAAAAGCGCTTCAATGTTTTGAACATTTAAAGCTTGATACATTCTACGATACGCTTCTTGTAAATTATGCTGTTCAGGCGCGGCTTGCGCTAGTTGTAACTGCATTTGCGCCAGTGCCACACGTTGTGACATTGAAAACATGTTAGGGTCCGAAACAGGGATAACATCAACTCTGTCATCAAAATCCGTTTGCTTGACCATTTGATTTCCACCCACCACCATGTATGGATATTCCGGAGGAAGGAAAGTACCAAAAACACTTGCCAGTAGTTTAAATTCATGTTTTTGCGAATAATGCAAACGTTTATGGATTGCGCTCATTACTTTAGCGCCTTGTTCCATCATGGCTAGGGTGGTTCCGACAGGTGCATTTGTGTTTGTTTCTGATATTTTCATATCAGCAATCGCTGCAAATTTTTGTCCAGCGTCTACACAAAAACCTAATAACTGAAATAACACTTGATCAGGGCCTTTATATGGAAGCGGCATTAAGCCAGCCCGCAAGTCCCCGCTTGGTGCGTCTATGTCTCTAAATTCTCCTGGTTGTAATGGTGCATCATCATCGGCAATTCTAATTCCCCTGGCCTTAAAACCTGCTGGTAAGTTTGATAACGTTCCGGCATCAATAAGTTGACGAAGCGTGGAGGTAGCCGTTCTTGATAAACCCCCGAGCATATGGATAAGACCAAAACCATAAAAACCCAAACCTGGAAGAAACTTATAATGAACAAAATATTCAATTTTTTTTCTAAGTGGATCGTCTTCTTTATAATTTCGGTAGATGGATAAAACTTTGTTGGATCCTTTGTCAACAGTAACAACATAAGGTATTTTAATACCGGTTGGCTCCCCGGTTTCCCCGTCTTTATCTTCGAATCCCGGTATGTCTAAATCGCAATGTACTTCATATAAAGTATATATCTCATCCGCATAGGCAACTTTGTTAATTCCCTCTAACTGATTGTACTTTTTCTGTATGGATGTCTCGTCATCGCTGACTTTGACGTCAATGTCCCTGTAAAACCCCGCAACCTGCTGTTTTAACAGGTCATTCTCTGATATTTTTACAATATGCGTCACCCGTTCCGCCGACTGCAAGTCCGTTGCTAAATAATTTACTACTAAATCCTCACTTGGTATAAATTTTGACACCGCCGCCTGTTTTGTAGCGTCATAATAGACTTTTTTGAAAGCGGACCCCGCAAGAGGCAAGTGAAACAGCAACTGATCCATGTCAGGCGTGTATTCTTCCATCTTATCAGTGATCTGATAGTTCATAAAGTCCTGAACCCTGTCCGCCTGCGCTATAATTTCCGGTGTTTCGACTCCGAGTACCTCTGTTTTCACCGGTCCCGCCGGTGGTAAAAGCTCCTTAAAGGCCTGCGCCTGGAAAGCTGTCACTGATTCCGCCAACAGTGGATGCGTTACACCGCTTGCGCCCTGAAAAGGCTCCGTTCTTTCATCATACTTAAAGCCCAATAGGTCCAATCCCTTTGTATAGGCAAATTCCCACTCGTGCCGTGATTCGTGATCCGAGTCAAACTCCTGAACTATGTCGGACGCTATCCTGCCCAGCGCTGAATCATCTAGGACTTCCGCTAAATTGTCAGCGAAACCCGCTTCAAGGTCCGGCGCTGACGGATCAAAGTCAACAACGGCTCCGCCATCATCTGTTTCCTCTACTTCAATCTCCTCTTCCGCATTTAATCTTTTAACAACATCACCCTCTTCAACGTTCAGGCTTACATCGTCTTCAATAACGGAAACATTTTCCTTAACGCCGGTAATTTTTTTATCAACCGCCATTATCTTCTTGCCTTACCGTAACCGCGCTTGGCTGCGCCGCCGGCTCTCATTTTCACGACATTGCCTGTCTTTTCCGCGTTCTTGATCATGTCCATGGTTTTCTTGTTAATGGGTTTTTGCTCAATGGTGATGCTGAGCATGCTTCCTTTTCCTTTTTTATTGTTATGCATTATCTCCTTGCCTTCCCGTAACCACGTTTGGCTGCGCCTCCTGAACTATATTTTCTAACAGAGCCGCCTTTACTTCTTTTTAGGTAAGCTTCTTTTCTTCCGGGTATCAGGGATTCTATTGCGTTAGCAGCGGTCTTTAGGTCTTTGAAAGATTCCTTTACGATCTCCTCAGGGCTTTTTTTGACCAACTTTTTAAACCCCTTTTTATATCTTTTTGGGGTGCCTTCCGTGACCTCCTTCTTTAGCTTTTTCGCTGTTGTTTGAATAGGGTCGGTATATGCACTTTTAGCCAGCTTTTTTATTTTTTTTGGTATTTTTTTAACCTTCTTTTTAAGCTTGCCGACCTCTAAAGCCTTTTCAATATTTTCTTCAGTTTCAAATTCATGGGGTGACTTTGTCATATCTATCTCCTTGCCTTCCCGTACCCGCGCTTGGCCAGACCACCTGATCTCATTTTCATGGGTTTCATTGATATCGTGGAACCTTCCGCTGAACCCTTGGCCCGTGGGCCGCGAATCGTGGATCCCTGTGCGCTGCCTTTAGTTGCTGCACCAGGAATAACCGAAGTTTCCGCTGAACTTTTAACATGTCCACCTTGATTGTATTCTGTAACGTAGTATGGATTAAGCATAAACAGCTCTTGTTTAATAATTTCTATTTGATCCTCATCGCCCATTTCTATAGCATCGGCTAAAAGATCATCTAATTGTTTTTTTCTGCTCTCAGTCATACGCCTCCTAATAATAGTTTCGTTGCATTCCCAACATCAATGGTGGATCTTCATAATCTTCCGGATGCACAACAAAATTACCTTGACGAAACCTTAACATAGCTTGGGTCATACTGTCCACTAAATCATCATGTTCGCCATATGGAAAAGCCGCACACTCTTCCACCATATCTTCCGTCCATCTTTCATCAGGCCGCCATACCATGCCGGCTTCAAATAAAGGTGAAACAGAATTTACACGTACATGCTTATCATTTCCTCGGCTCGGTGTAAAGTTAACAACTGGAATTCCCAATGTTCGTAATTCCTGTGTAAGAGGCATACCACTTGCTTTTGCTTCAACAATAATTGTTTCCGGTTCCCAGTACTTGTATTCCTCCATCGCAATCCTTTTTAACTCCGGAAAATCCCATCTTCCTTTTTTACAGTCGACTAACATGGCATGGGGCTTACCCCCTTCTTCAAGAAAAAAAATACCCCATGTGCTAATGGCGCTATAGTCGGCAGTCTCTTTTCTACTATATGCCGTATCATAACTTTGTATGACATGGATTAAATCGGGTAATTTTTCTTTCTCCCAAACTTTCCACCACTCACGTTTGATAATGGAACCTTCTTCCGATATCGGGTTCTGTTGCCATTGCGCTTGCCATTTTTGTTGTGATAATGATGCTTTAACGGATTCCAGTTCTTCTAGTTTCCAGTACTCCGGCCAAATTGGTTTATTATTTGGTAGGATAGCAGGAAATTCTACAACCTCCCACTGATCCGCTTTAGGTTCTGTTTGCGCTTTCATTAACTGCCCTGTCAAATCTTTTGTTGACCAACGGGTCATAACAATGAGAATACGACCACCAGGTTGTAAACGTTGTCGTGGACCAGAAGTGTACCATTCATATGCGTTATCCAAAGCTGTCTCAGAAAGCGCATCTTGCTCTGAATGGGGATCATCAATAATAAGTAAATCAGCACCCCTGCCAGTAATAGCACCACCAACACCAGCCGCAAAATATTCTCCACCATGATTTGTTTCCCACCTTCCTGCAGCTTTACTGTCTGCTCTTAACTGCACACTATCAAAAATATTTTGATACTCTCCCGTTCCCATTAAGTTTCTAACCTTACGTCCGAACCGGTATGCAAGTTCCGCTGTATGCGTAGTTTGAATTATTTTTAATTTTGGATTACACCCCATCATGTAAGCCGGAAATAAAAAAGAAGCAAATTCTGATTTGGTGTGTCGTGGGGGCATGTTTACAATTAATCTTTTTATTTTCCCGTCTGCTATATCCTGAAGCTTGGATGCAGTCTTAAGGTGGTGGGGGCCTTTGATAAAATCAGGCCACATTATTCTAACAAAATTTAAGAAGTTATCTTGCGCGGCTATTTTTAATTTCAATTCTTGTTCTCGTAATAGCAGCTTTAATTCTTCAGCCGTCGGTTTATTCATACCGTATCTTTATCATACTGTGTGTTTATGTAAAACAGACTTATAAGAGCTGCCTCAAAAAGGCTGGGGCGTCAATACGGGGGGAGGGGGTGTCGTGAATGATGTTTCGTTTTTTGGATTAGGGCAGGGACTCAAATGAAAACTATTGAGAGAGGAGAGAAGAGAAGAGAAGAGAAGAGAAGAGAAGAGAAGAGAGAGAGAGAGAGAGAGGAGATCGAAAGACATTGATCATTCCGCCCTATTCTTTTCACGTGAAAAGAAATAATAGGGATAAAAAGTTATCCACAATTAATTAATTTATTATCTTGTATTATCTTTTATAATGCTTATATTAGAATTATATCATGCTTGGTTTGGCAAATGACCGAAAACCTCGACACTCCGAAACAACAGTAGGGGACGAGATAGAAAGTATACCAAGAAGATATATAATCCAACATAGGAGAAAGACTATGGACGAGCAACAATTGGAAGCCTTGATGAAAAGGATCACTCAATATCTAATAAGCGAATTAGATAAAAGAGGCGATCTTGTTAGTCGGGTCGAGGATCTTGAAGATACTATCAACGATGATAATATTGAAATTATCACGGAAGATAGGGTCAAAGAGATTGCGGCAGACGAAGCGATTGAGGCTATCAATAACGCAGAGGTAAACGTGGATATCTCT